ATGATACGCATATCTGCAACTAACCTTGAAGCCTTCCGCCGATGGAAGGCTAACCCCGATGCTGATACAGATGAAATTATCAGCTACCTGTTAAAAAAGACGCCCCCTACAGAAGCAATGATGGCGGGGTCCGCTTTTCATAAGGTGCTGGAACGCGCCACAGAGGGAGAGCATGGTGTAATAAAGATGGATGGCTACACGTTTGACTTTACTCAGATGGAAGGCGAGTTATCTATACCAGAAAGGAGAGAACAGAAACTCACGCTTGAATCAGTCATTGCCGGAGAGCCAGTAACGTTTGTTGGTGTGGTGGACGCAATAGACAGTATGACCATCTACGACCATAAACTTACCGCGACTATTGATCCTGAGAATTACACTGACAGCCTGCAATGGCGATGCTATCTGGACTGGTTTGGCAGAAAACGTTTTACCTACAACCTTTTCCAGAAATATCAGCCAGCGGGACAACCTGACACTTACATCATAAAACAATTTATGCCGCTGACGTTTTATTCCTGGCCGGAGTTACATAATGACGTTACCGAAGCGGCAACGGAGTTTGTACAATTTGTTAAGGAGTTCGTACCGGAACTCATAAAATAACCTGTGGAGAAAATACCATGAGCCAGTATCAGACTAATGTAGAAAACTTTATTAAAGAACTTGATGGAGGAGTATTCATTGATAAAGTTGGTGCTGTATTAAGTGAAGTTGCCCTCGGTGTTAACAGCACCAATAAAAAAGGGAAAGTTATTATTGAAATGGAATTATCTTCACTTGATGAAAACCGTGTCAGCATTGCTCACAAACTGAAATTTAACCGCCCTACAATGCGCGGCAGTAAGTCAGAAGAAGACACGACAAATACGCCGATGTATGTCAATAAAGGCGGAGAGTTAACGCTGTTCAGGAAAGACCAGGGACAACTCTTTGATATCAATGGTCAGGCTGATGGAAAATTAAAAACCGTCAACTAATCATCTCAGCCCCTGTTCAGGGGCTACATCACTAATTAACATTAAGGACTTATCATGTCTCAGTTAGATAATAATGCTATTCAGGAAATCGTTAACCTTTCTACCGCTGCTTTTTATCCCGATCCGATTAAACATACTGACTGCCCGGCTGTTCTGGTGCCGTCCGGTGTGAATACTTATGATCTGGAACATCTGATGGCGAACCGCTACCGCTTCCGTGGTGACATGAATACCACATGTATTGAAGACTTTGTTCAGTACAGTAAAGGTTATGCGGGTGAAGGTGTTCGCTGCTTTATTGATGCAGATGTAATGAGCGCCACGACGGTATTTAATATCGGAACGCTGGATAAGCCAGGGCACGCAGATAACTGCGCTCACCTGCAACTGAAGAAAACCTCACCATTCCGTTCCCTGCTTGAAGCCAACGGTACTAAATATCGTCAGAAAAAGATGGCTGAATGGATTGAAGACTGGAGTGACTTCCTTACCGCTTATGATTCTGAAAGTAAGGCAATGGATATTAAGCAAGCCGCCTCCACCATTCGCAAAATAACCATTGAAGCCAAACGTAACGCCGATTACGAAGACAAGGACATGAGCGCCAGCCGTTCAGTAATGGAATCCGTAGAGGCGAAAAGTAAAGACGTAATGCCTTCATATTTTGAGTTTAAATGTATCCCATATGAAGGACTGGCTAACCGTAAATTCCGTCTGCGTTTCAGTATCCTGACCAGTGATGAACCGATACTGGTAGTTCGTATCGTTCAACTGGAAGCGAATGAGGACGAAATCGCCAAAGAGTTTCGTGACCTGTTAAAAGAGAAATTCGCAGGACAGCAAATCGAAACCTTCATCGGTAATTTTTCCGCTTAAAATATTTGCCCCGGTTCGCCGGGGTATATTTCCGGAGACAGCTTTATGAATTTGACTCTACGCAATGTAAGTGAAATTAATGATATTATTTCTGGTCTGGATGAAAAAGATAAAGAATGTATTTATAAGGAAACAGACAGATTAATAAAGGGCAATCCCCTTCCCGATTATATCCGTACATTCAAACCAGACGAATTTACAAATGATGCTGTTTCCTTTCTTGAAAACTACGATGTGGATTATCAGGAAAACTCCGCAGCACGTTTCTGGGACGAAATATATGAGAGGGTAACGGTTGAATATGCTCTCAATATTTTCAGACGCCGCCATACTTATAATGAGGTTGCATGACAACGAACAACTCAACCGGAGGTCACAAGTGGAAAATGAACTCACTTTTACCGTAAAATTCCTGGCTGACCACGGAGAGGTTAGCGGGGTATATCTTACCGTTACCCTTCATGCCGAAGGGCTTGGCGATGCGCTGTACAAGGCAAAACTCGCCTTACTTAATGAAGGTTATTATCACATAAAGGAACTATCTGTCGGTATCGCAGAAGATAACGAACCGCTGGGGATAAGGAACAAATAATGCGACGTTATAAAATTACAGCAATCATCCACAAGGCAGGCAATCCCCCTGTAAAGTGGGAGTACTACTCTCCCGTAAAGATGACGCAGAAACAGTGTGAGCAGATGTACCACAAACCAAAGGAGGCCGGACGCTCACATGGTGAAAGTGCCAGGATGGAGAACTTCTGTTGTGAGAAAATTACAGGAAATTAATATTGATTTCTGACTACTGCAAGTGATAACAATTCTCCTGCTAATTATTAGCAACAAAAATATAGTTAATAATCATGAGGAAAACTCAATGAAAAAATTGACAGTGGCAACGTTGGCAGGCTTAACCATGCTTGCAGGTATCAGTTCAGCCAACGCCGCAGCGGGAGACAGCACCGTTTCTATCGGCTATGCGCAGGTACATCCCAAAGGTTTAAAAAGTGCAGTTAATGACTTCAAAAAAGACTTTTCGGATTACGCCGATGACTTCAATAACGACTACTCAAGTCCATCCACATCACTGGGCGCAAGCGATAAAGATGCTAAAGGTGTAAACCTTAAATATCGCTATGAAATTACTGATAATTTAGGCGTGATAGGCTCTTTCACTTATGCCAAACAGAGCTTTGGCGCTCATTATTCAGCCACTGATGCAGACACTAAAGACTTTGAGAATGAAAAATTATCAGGGAAATATAAATATTACAGCTTATTAGTTGGCCCTTCATATCGTTTTAACGATTATTTTAGTGGGTACGCTATGGTAGGTGCAGCATTTAGTCGCGTTCATGCTTCGGATTCATTTTCATCAGGCTATGCAGGAGGTAGCGATGTTGATAATGACTACGTTAATAGTTCCGCCAGGAAAACGCAGCTAGCCTACAGTGCCGGTGTACAGATTAATCCGATCAAGAACATCGCAATTGATGTTGCTTATGAGGGTTCTGGTTCCGGTGACTGGAGAACCAGCGGCTTTAACGTTGGCGTAGGTTACAGCTTCTAATTCCTGTATCTGACAAAGCTACAGTCGCCACAGACTGTGGCTTTAATTCTACATCATGGTGGCAGATATCTAATTGATAACCCCCACCAGCAAGTGATAAGTATTATACCCGTTTCTCATTATCTCAAGCGGGGGTGTTATGAGTCGTTTTTTATGGTTACTTACGCCAGTATTTTTTATCACAAGTATCATACAGTTAATAGCTATAGAAAATTACTTCTCAGGTTATTTGCATTGGAATGAGTTCATTTCCTTCATTGTAGCGTTTATACTTACATGGTTTCCTCTAATAGGAGGAGTATTTGGGACATTAGGTGCCATGCATGAATGGTATTGGAATGTATGGCAATCAACGTTTTTGTTCATGTGGCCGACATTATTATGTCTTAGCGACGTTAAAATTAAAGCTATAATATATAGTGAAAACATAAAATCATTAAGAATAGTATCATTTGCAAAAAATCAATCGCATAAAATAAAAAACTTCACTGAAACAGATACATTCAATAGACTTATGGTGATAATAGTTATCATCTTGGGTATATTTGCTTACTTATTTCTCTCTCACATGAGATAATAATATGAGTGCGATAATTCCGACAACAGAAGAAATCCAGCGTGATGACATGCACGCTATGTTAAATCCGGGGTCATTTGATTGTTTACATAATTGGTATAGTGGTTTATTAACAGCTATACCAGATGGTATAGCATCAATAGTCTTAAAGACCGATTCTTTTTTGGCAAAATATCTAGGATATATTTTGTATCCCATAGAATATATAGTGAAAAAACTAGGGTTTTATGACACTTCAAATGAATGGATAAATGGAGAAATAAGGAAAGACACGTTATTAAGAGCGTATGTAACTCCCAACTGTTACGCAAGTGACCTGGCAACCTTTGTATTTCATGCTACTGAAATAGCATTTCCTATCATATTGTTTTTTATAGTTTTAACTTATATTCTTCATAAGAAAAGACAAAAATAGCCCATGCAGTTTGACAAAGCCGCAGCGCTTATCGCATACTGACCGCACTAGAAAACCAAAAGCGGTCATCCGCACCCGATAGCCTTGCGGCTTTTTTATGCCTGAAATATGGCGCATCCGTACAACGGTCGGGTGGAGAGGCGTAATACAATACCCGCGAGGGAAATATGCCCGGAGCTTCTTTTGGTGCTCTAGTTGACACCCGATCACCAGCTACTAACTGGTGTTTGTGACTAAAAACCAAAAGGAGGCCAATCATGGCTACTCAACTCATCCCCGTATTCAATGGCACCATATCCAACGAAGCTGTTTTACTTTGTAATGCCCGCGATTTGCACAAATTTCTTGAAGTCGGTAAGCGTTTTGCCTCATGGATAACGGAACGTCTTACGGAATATAAATTCTTGGAAAATCAGGACTATGTGATTATTTCCCAAAATCGGGAAAAAATCGGAAGGGGACGTCCAACCAAAGATTACCACCTCACTCTCGACACAGCCAAAGAGCTTGCAATGGTCGAACGTAACGAGAAGGGTCGCCAGATCCGCCGCTACTTCATCGAGTGCGAGAAGCAGTTACGCCAGCAGTCACAGCAACCCATTCCTGCACCAAAGCCGCTTATTCACACCATCACCCTCACCGATGAAGAGTTATGTGATATGTGCTGGTTGTGGAAAATATCTGACAACATGCAACAGTCCGCGAAGAAGATTTACCCTGGTCTGCTTGAGCTTGGTTCAGAGCATACCGGCGTGTGCCGTGATGCAGCTTATGAATCCGTAGCGACAATTAAACGCGTCAGAAGCGCCCTGCTTCGTATCACCACACAGGTAGAGTTTGCCCCTGAACTCTCACCCAACTGGCGGCGTATTCTTCCTCAGCTTCGCCAGCCATCTTAATAACTGTCAGCCCTGCCTCGTGCGGGGCTTTTTGTAACCGGACAACAGTGCTACAGACCTTGTGTGGCAAGGGTTCCGCTGTGCATACCCCCTTATCATTTCATTAATCCGAATAACGGAGATACTGCATGAAATCACCTTTTGCCAGTAATACGGCAACTCAGGATAAAAACAACTGGATGACGCCACCGGAAATCTTCGCCGCACTCGATGCCGAATTTGGTTTTTATCTTGATGCCGCCGCAGACTTCAACAGCACCCTTTGCCCGTACTGGCTGTCATACGAGGATAATGCCCTTTCATGCGACTGGAAAAGCTACGGCGCTGTCTGGTGCAATCCCCCCTATGACAACCCGTTACCGTGGGTACGAAAAGCGTCGAGGCAATGCATACTGCAAAAACAGCCGGTCGTAATGTTACTCCCCGCTGACACATCCACGACATGGTTTAATTACGGACGTGAAACCGCAGACGAGATCCGCTTCGTCACCGGAGGCCGTCTGTCATTCATCCATCCCGTAACACGCAAGCCAGGCAAGAACGGCAACAGCAAAGGATCGGTATTCTTTATCTGGCGACCGTGGACAATACCACGCCACATAGTGACCTTTACTGACCGTGACAAACTGATGAACGATGGTCGCGCATTACTCAGTGAAGTGATGGCAGCATAGTGAGGTAATATATGGAAAAACGCGCTGAAAAATTGTACAAAGTAAAAGAAGTCTGTAATCTTCTTGGCATGCACCGCTCAACACTCTACCGGAAAGTGGCTAATGGTGTAATTGAAGCCCCTGTCAGAGACGGATGCCGGATGTCCCGTTTCAGGGAATCCAGCATTATAAAATATCAGGAGGCTATCAAATCCCGTTCTCGGGAATGA